ACAATTCAATACGTTCTTTGGTAATAGTGGTCATGTGTTACTCCTTAACCCGCAGTGCTTTCAACTGATGAGGGGAACAAAATCTTTTCATCAAACCCTGCATTCATATCATGAACAGCAACACACCAATCCATCGACGAACGATTATCAAGAGCCTCCATGATTTCATCCATGCGGCGTAGGTCATACAGGTAAATGCTTTTATCGCCAATGGTGTAAAAGCCAATTTTTTTCGGTGATGGACAGCGATCAAGAACTTCCTGTAATTCGTTCAACCATGCCCGTTCTTTTTTTGTCAAAGTTGCCATATCAGTTTTCCTTATACGGATTAATTTTATTGTGCAGTGTGTTGAATGACGCCCATACCACGTCGTTATACAATTCAGTAACTGGCTCAATTATTTTCCCGATTGCCCAGACAAAAATTAGAGGGGATATCGGTATCATCAATACGATAAACAGAATGAGAAACAAAAATTCTGTCGCTCTACTTTTTTGCGGATATTCTTTTCTGAATAATGTAGTCATTTCTTACCGCCCTTTCGGGCGGCCTCCCGACATTAATCGTTGTGGTAACTCATGGCTTCATTTGCAGCATCAACCGGATCAACTTCCCACCAGCAATAATTTGGTGCGTTTCCTTCAGGTGTCCACGGTTCTAATTCATTTTTTGCCACATTCTCGTCGCCAGTAATTTTAAAAATCTGTTCAGAGAATTTTTTCACCCACTCGTTATATTTTTCAGTGTTAATAATTTTCTGTGTATTTGACATAGATATACCTCCAGTTAAGGATTAAATTTTATTTACAGTGCTGAACTTAATTATTCAGATTTGGATTATGCTTTCTCTTCACGAAGTTCCGATTGTTAATTTGGCTCACAACAGCACCTTCTGAAAATTACCCTGATAGAAAGCCAGTACACGCTGCATAGCTTCGCTCTTCCGGCACTCGCTACAGATTATGTTTTGACGCCTGTCGTAGCGGCGTATTTCTCCGTCTGGTAATGGCCAGATAAGGTCAGGATCAACCACAGATGGTTTCTTCAGATTTGCCCTTGAGAGTTTTTTGCGGGCGTTTTGCCAGTCCTTACGCGCCTGTTCAGACGGGAATAACCCGTAACCAGAGTTGTATACATCGCCACTGGCAACCAGCTCTCTGGCGAGAACACTCATCAGATATCTTGTCGCACCTGTCTTGGCTTCCAGTTGCCGTAACGTCTCGCGCCCACTCCGGCGTACTAGCTCAACAACCTGCCCTTTAATTTTTTCCCGCTCTTCTTGTGTAAATACTTTTGCCATAAGCGCCTCCGGCAATCACTTTTCCGATACAACACGGCGGGAAGAATCAGTAATCTGTCGAACAATATCCCGGTGCTTGTTCAGCTCCCGCAGCGCGGCGCAGACTCGCTCCCACTTCTGAACATCACTTTTCGCCCTGCGCAGCGCCAGGTTTGCCCTGCGCAGGGACGGAAAAATCAGCTCATCTGCTTGCGTTTCGGTAAACGATGGCAACGACTGCACAATGTCCGCCACAGTTTCTGTTTTAATTTCTTCCTGTGTTGCGGCTTCCCGGCCTGGTAACGCAGCACCTGCTGGCTGAGGAAAGGCCTTACCATCACTTTCCGTTACCAGCGCGGCTTTCGGCTCTGCTGGTAAATTATCGCCCGGCATGCAGTAACGAAATTTACCGTTCTGATTAACGCGTGCCAGCCGCCCCGTTGCGGTTACCACCGCCAGCGTGGAAGCAACCTTGCGAGTACTGACACCGAACTTACCCGCCAGTTCCTCACACGTTTTAGCCCCATCCTGACCGATAAACTCAATCATCATGTCTGCGGTAACTTTTTGTTCGACCTCCCCGGTCAGCATATCCTGTGCTTCAGATTTTACTGGCCGCTCTTCGGTTACCCGGGATTCACCTTCGCCAGCCAGAAACCAGGTGTGACCAGTTTTATCAACGACGCCATTTCTTTTGAGTTCCCACAGCTCGTTGACAGCCTCTTCACGACTGATTCCAAGGCGAGCTGCCACCACATGTGAAGAGGCTTTTTTCAGTGCTTTCAGTGCGTCAGATACGGTTTCCATTAAAATTTCCTCCGGACAAAATTACTTCACAACCCTCATATTGCTGACATTTGGACGCCAGCTATCCCAGTTAAACGTCACCCATCGACCACCGTTCATGGTCATGCGGTCCATAATCCTCTCACCAAGAAGCGTACTCATTGCGGCATGATTCAGGTTTGTTAACATCCCGACACTGCACAGTGATGCTGTCCGGCGATCAATTATCTGGTGCAATACCACCTGCTCGTTTTTCGTCTCCCGCTGAACGCCTATTTCATCCAGGACCAGCAAATCAACCCCGCAAAGCTCCTGTAAAAATTTTTCCCCGGATTTGCCGTTGTCGTAGCTGTCATGCAACACGCTCATGACGTCAGACACGGTGACGATAATCACGCTGCGCCCCTTCACCATCAGCCGGTTGCCCATCGCCGCTGCAAGGTGATTTTTCCCGGTGCCGGTTTTACCGCTGAACACAAAATTCGTGCACCCGGTCATCAGTTCGTCAGCTATGGATTTGGCCTGGCTCAGCGCGTATTTTTGCCCGTCGTTCTGCACCTGATAATTTGCAAACGAGCATTTGCTGTGCAGAGGCTGGATGCCCGAACGATTCAGGATTTTTTCCACCCGCAACTGGCGATTCTGGCGGTTAATCTCCTCGCTGCGTTTTCGTCCTTCAGCAAGTTGCCATTCCCGCCACTCCTCCACCGTCCGGTACGGTGGAACCGCCCCCTGTGGTGCAAGTCTGCGAATACGTTCAAGAACCCCAACTGCCGCAATGTTTTTCATGACACGTCACCCCCTGAATCCCGGCGGTATTTCAGTGTCCGGTTCAGAAATGTGATTCACGCAACGCTGCGCAGGCGAACGCCCCAGGCGGATAACCAGTTCATCCCATTTTTCCCGGAGTTTTGCCGGACTCATGATGTTTTTTACCCAGAACGAATCCCGCTGGAGACGCCCAAACATTTCACAAATTTGTCTGTGAGTTCTGCCATCCAGCATCCGCATTGTGCGAACGTCATTGGCCCATGCTGTCCAGTTGGGTTCTTTCGGTCTAGTGATCTCGCCATCATCGCTGGCCGCCTGCTCGTAAAGACTCACGATTCGTCCCCAGATCCACTGTGCGCACACCAAATCTTCCTGACTTCCCCACTGGCGTTTTTTCGCACTGAACACAACCGCGTCAGGGTGTCGGGTTAAAAAATCCTGTTCAGCCGTCTGCGGGTCCGGTTGCGAAGCGTCCGGACAAGAAGATCTTTTATCTGACGGATCAGGTTTTAATACTGACGGATCGGGGTCAATCATCGCCCCCCTAATCGGCAGTTTTTTATCAACAGTTGATCCATCAAAATTTGACGGGTCAACCGTTGAGGGGTCAATATTTGACGGGTCAACTGTTAACGGGTCATTTTTTGCCGGGCTAATTTTTCTTTTCGGTTTATATGACTCACGCGCCGCCGCCGCAGCTGCTTCGAGTTTTTCCACATTAAGCCGATAGATATTGCTTACATTACGCCCACCGACCTTACGCTCTTCCTTCGTCAGCCAGCCCTCTTTCGCCAGTTCTGCAATAGCCGATTTCACTGTGGATTCACTTCTTGCACCGATCTGACGCCGGATAGTTTCAATGGCAGGCCATGACACGCCCTCGTCATTGCTGTAGTCTGCAAGACGGGCCATAACCGCCACCCTGGATAAGATCATGCCGGTGAAGGCGCACCCTTCCCAGACAAGACCATGAAGCTTGCTGCTCATAAAACCCCCGAACACCGTGCTTTTAGTGCATCACCACAGCATTCCCTGCCGGGCCGCCGCGATTCATCTGGTCATACAAAACAACCGCTGACGCAACAAAATCATCGACATCCTTCACCAGCCGATCCCTCCGTTCGACGATCTCACGGTAATATTCAGAACTGTGGCTGCGCATACGGGCCACCAGCAAAGGCGGCATCGCCTTTTCGATCGCCGGTAACAGAGCCTGCATTTTTTCAACAGCATCAGGGGTGTCTTTATCCAGCCAACGGAAAATTTTCTGGGTATTACGGGCCAGGGCTTCCGGATGGCTGTCGTCATACAGTTCCGGGAACGTCATTCCCAGCTCGAAATACGCTTTGGTAATTTTCGCAGCCGGTACTTTTTCGCCGTCCGGATGCGCCCAGACATTCATCGCCATGCGGATGTGTTCATGCTTGATTTTCATGAATCATTCTTTCCTTCGTTCGAGGTGCTATCCTGCTTCTTGTAAAGTTCTGGGTTGTATTTCAATTCACCGTTAGTAATTTCATCCAGTTCCATTGCGCGAAGTTTGGGAATAACTGCTTTCCACCGCACAACAGCCACATGTGAAATTCCAAGAGCCTCAGCTACTAGTCGCTTTTTTTTGAAATAGCGCAGAACATCATCTTTGAACATAAAACTCTCCTGTTATTTCGAGCAGAAGGGTAACAATAGTTACATAACAATGTCAACCATAGCAACATCACTTGGTAGTAACATTGGTTACATGAAAAACACTATCAGCGAACGTATTCGGAATCGTCGAAAAGACGTTGGATTAACCCAACAGCAGGTTGCGAAAGCAATCGGCATATCTCGTGTATCCGTAACAAAATGGGAAAATGGCTCTTCAAAACCTGACGGTGAGAATTTGTATCTACTGTCAAAATTGCTTTCCAAATCTCCTGAATGGATTCTTTATGGAAAGGACTGTCACGATAAAACCGATGATCTGCGTCTGAATCAGTACCCTTACATTAGTGACAACATCGCCCGGTTGCCCGTTTTAACGTGGGAACAGGCTGGTTATTGGGATATGAGTTGTCCAGTAACCAAGATTCCTGGTATTAATAACTGGGTTGATGTCATGACAAAAACCGCTGAAAACTCTTTTTTATTGCATGTTGAGGGAGATGCGATGACAAACTCTAACGGCCTCCCAACCATCCCCGACGGATCTACCGTGCTGATCACACCATGCTCAAGTAACATTAGAGAACTGGTGGGAAAAATAATCTTAATCCAATTGGAAGGAACGCCAAACGTAACACTAAAAAAAGTTGCGATTGACGGACCAAACATCTATTTGTTGTCACTGAATCCGCTTTACAAACCCATCGAACTGAATGGTGGTTACACCATTAAAGGTAAAGTTTCACAAATACATCAATACTTAGACTGAGTCAGAACCCGCATTCATTGCGGGTTTTTTATGCCCTCAAATGTACCTTTTGCAACATTGCATTGACTCGAAAGGTAACTCTTGTTACCTTAACAACATACCAACCCACCCCGCCCCACAGAACGCAGGGAAATACTTCGAGTTACCCGGCAGTGGTCAGGGGTTAAGTAGCCAGCCCGAGGCGTAAGAACATGACGGCAGGGTTCAACTTTAATAACTATGCAGCAGGTTTTTGTTCCGCTACCCCGGCGTTAAGGGGAAATGAGGTCAGCATGGATACTATCGATCTTGGCAACAGCGAATCTCTGGTATGTGGCGTGTTCCCCAACCAGGACGGTACGTTCACCGCAATGACGTATACCAAAAGCAAAACGTTTAAAACCGAATCTGGAGCGCGTCGCTGGCTGGAAAGAAATTCAGGTGGGTGATATGGATTTCGACACAATCATGGAAAAGGCTTACGAAGAATACTTCGAAGGCCTTGCCGAAGGCGAAGAAGCTCACAGCTTCAACGAATTTAAACAGGTGCTTTCCAGTTCGGCAAAATCTAATGGCTGATAAGCGAAGCAGCACCGCGAGGAATCAGTATGCAGAAACGAGAACCCGTCATCATCGCGCCAGACTATACCGATGATGAACTTTATGAGTGGATGCACCAGAAAATTAATGCAGCGCAGGATCTGAAATGGGCCAATGAAGCCAGGGCTAAGCAGGCTGAAAATCTGTCCGCTCTGGAGCAGGATATCACTAATCTGGAAAAAGCAGCGGCATTAAGCATTGCCAGAATGATTACATACCCGCGTTAATAGCTAACCAACGAAGCTAAGGTTGGTAATTAAGGAGTTCTCCACGGGTGAGGTGGAGTGCTTGCGCCGGACACGGGTGAGCATCCGGCACTGACAGTTTACTGAAAGGATATTTCCCTGAAAGGTCAGACCATAACGCGAAAGCGCACGGCGAGGTAGCTGGTTCATAGATAGCCTGTCGTTAAATTTTTGTCGACCGTGCGCTTCCGGTTGTGGCAATCCGCGAAATGGCGCGGCGGTGAGTATGGCGGGGTTATTCCTTCCCCCGTTGCGGACACCGGGTTGTCAGGTTGACCATACGCTTAAGTGACAACCCCGCTGCAACGCCCTCTGTTATCAATTTTCTGGTGACGTTTGGCGGTATCAGTTTTACTCCGTGACTGCTCTGCCGCCCTTTTTAAAGTGAATTTTGTGATGCGGTGAATGCGGCTGAGCGCACGCGGAACAGTTAAAACCAAAAACAGTGTTATGGGTGGATTCTCTGTATCCGGCGTTAATTGTTAACTGGTTAACGTCACCTGGAGGCACCAGGCACCGCATCACAAAATTCATTGTTGAGGACGCGATAATGGAAACGTTATTACCAAACGTTAATACGTCTGAAGGTTGTTTTGAAATTGGTGTCACTATCAGTAACCCTGTATTTACTGAAGATGCCATTAACAAGAGAAAACACGAACGGGAGCTATTAAATAAAATATGCATTCTTTCAATGCTGGCCCGTTTACGTCCGATACAAAAAGGATGCTGGCAATGAATACAGCATTTGCACTTGTTCTGACAGTTTTTCTTGTTTCCGGAGAGCCAGTTGATATTGCAGTCAGTGTTCACAGGACAATGCAGGAGTGTGTGACTGCAGCAACCGAACAGAAAATTCCCGGTAACTGTTACCCGGTCGATAAAGTTATTCACCAGGATAATAACGAAATCCCGGCAGGTCTTTAAAACAGTTCCGTAATAAATATCCGGTTTCATTCTTATATGCCAGCAATGGCAGGGATTTGTTCACCCTTAAATCTGTAATGAGGTAAAACAAAATGAGTAAAGTCTTTATTTGCGCCGCCATTCCGGACGAACAGGCAATAAAGGAAGAAGGTGCAGTCGCTGTAGCCACTGCCATTGAAGCCGGTGATGAATGTCGCGCCCGCGCAAAATTTCACTGGCAATTTCTGGAGCATTTTCCTGCTGCTCAGGACTGCGCTTATAAATTTATTGTCTGTGAGGATAAACCTGGCATACCCCGCCCTGCCCTCGATTCCTGGGATGCTGAATATATGCAGGAAAACCGCTGGGATGAGGATTCTGCTTCTTTTGTTCCGGTTGAGACTGAATCCTATCCGATGAACGTCACTTTTGACAAGCTGGCCCCTGAAGTACAGAACGCTGTCATGGTTAAGTTCGACACATGTGAAAACATCACCGTTGATATGGTTATTAGCGCACAGGAATTGTTGCAGGAAGACATGGCAACATTCGACGGACATATCGTTGAAGCGTTGATGAAAATGCCAGAAGTTAACGCCATGTATCCGGAGCTTAAGTTGCACGCCATTGGGTGGGTTAAGCATAAATGTATTCCTGGTGCTAAATGGCCCGAAATTCAGGCAGAGATGCGCATCTGGAAAAAACGTCGCGAAGGTGAACGCAAGGAAAC